CGTGATGAACAACATGCCCAACCTGCCCCGTCTCAGCCGTCAACAAGTTGTTGACCGCTATTCCGGCAGGAAGCGTGTCATCTATGAGCAAGCACTGTTGTCCCTGCAGAGAAAGTCGCTCTGCGATAGGGACTCACGGCTGACGTCATTCGTAAAATTCGAGAAGCAGGATGTTAGCAAGGCGCCACGCGTGATCAACCCGCGGACGCCACGTTACAATCTTTGCCTGGGTCGCTACCTCAAACACGCTGAGAAGCCGTTTTTCACGGCCATCAACGAGGCTTTTGGGGGGCACACCGGGGCAACTGTCATCAAGGGTTTCAACGCCGACAAGTCGGCACAACTGCTGAAATCCAAATGGGATCGTTTCCGTCAGCCCGCAGCAGTGGGGCTGGATGCTACCAAGTTCGACATGCATGTATCGATGGAGGCTCTGCAATATGAGCACTCATTCTACAAGCACCTTTTTCCCGGTTCAAAGGAATTGAGATGTCTGCTTGGTCAGCAACTACGAAACAGCGGACACGCGTATTTACCAGATGGGCAAGTGGACTTCAAGATGAGAGGTACACGGTGCTCTGGGGATCTGAACACGTCGTTGGGCAACTGCCTCCTGATGTGCGCTATGATCCATGTTTACGCGCGTATTCGTGGTACTACCATTGAACTAGCCAACAACGGCGATGACTGTGTGGTGTTTTTGGAGCGGGGGGATTTGACGAAGTTTATGCGTGGATTGGACACATGGTTCCGTGGGCAAGGGTTTGCCATGGTCTGTGAGGAGCCGGTCTTCGAATTTGAACAAGTTGAGTTCTGCCAAACTCACCCGGTGCAACTGAGTACCGGGTGGCGCATGATGCGCAATCACACTGCGGTGCTTCGGAAAGACCCTATGTGCTTAGTACCCATACAGAATGACGGTGTGTACCAGAAATGGTTGTACGCCGTTGGTGAGTGTGGACTAAAGCTCGGGCAAGGCTGCCCAGTACAGCAATCGTTCTACGACCTCCTCCACCGCTCCGGGCGGGTTTGCACCGAAGGGTTCAAAGAGGCGGTCATCAGGGGCTCCACGTGGGCCCAACGGATCGATGGACTAGGAACGGCCGAAGTGACGCCACTATCGCGAGTGAGTTATTACTACGCGTTTGGACTGCTACCTGATGAGCAAGTGGAATTGGAAAGATTTTATCGCGAGGGCCGAGTGGGGCCGATCGACTTAAAGGGAGTCGAACGCGATGCGTTGGTAATTGAACCGGGCGTAATAAGACTATAAGTTTTTCTCACTAGTCTTAACGTCCACCATCGCAAGTCGAATATGCCAATTAAGGTAAAGAACAGCACTAAGAGTAAGCGCAATCCCCCGCGGGTGCGCCTCGCTCGGCAAGAGCAGAAATCTGAGATTTCCCTGATCGGTCAAGCGCTTCGCGCGATTGGCTCAGCAGGGGGGGGTGTCCTTGGCGGTATGCTAGGCTCAAGTGGAGCTGGAGCGGCCGCAGGCAACAACCTCGGTGCGGCAGTGTCGCGTTGGATCGGAGCGGGTGATTACTCGGTTGGCAGCAATTCCATTGTTAAGCAAACCCGGGCTTCGCCGCACGTACCAATGATGCACTCCCAAAACCAAACTATCACCGTACGCCACAAGGAGTATCTCATGCAAGTGACGAGCTCCACAGGGTTTGCGGTGACTCAGGCGTTTACGCTCAACCCCGGGCTTGAGGCCACGTTCCCGTGGTTGTCTAATATCGCCAGGAACTATCAAGAATACTCAATCAAGGGCGCTGTGTTTCACTACGTCCCAACGTCGGGCAACGCCATTTCCGGAACCAACAACGCGTTGGGGTCGGTGATGATGCAAACGACGTACCGTTCGACCGACTCTCCTCCGGTGTCAAAGGTCGAATTGTTGAATGAGTACTGGGCCTGCGAATCGATCCCGAGTGAATCCTTTTGTCACCCGATCGAATGTGATCCGAAGGAAAATCCGTTTAACATCCAATACGTCAGAACCGGCACGGTACCAGCCGGGGACTCGAAGCTCATTTACGATCTGGGCACCACCTACATCGCTACCAGCGGCCAGCAGGCTGCCGGGGTTGTGTTGGGTGACATCTGGATCACGTATGAGGTAGAGTTGCGGAAACCGATCCTTTTCAGCAATGCAACGTTTGAAAACGATCGGTTCTCCGCTGCGTACGGAGGTACGTTGACATCGTCATCTATCTTCACGACATTGGCTGGCGCAGTTGGGGCCTTGCCCATCACCGCCGCTGTGAACACGGTTACCATCCCGAAAGGGCAGTCTGGTTCCTACATCATTCTCGTCCGCGTAGCTACGGACCCGTCTCCACTCACGAATGCGAAGTGGACCGGTGTCCCAACGTGCGTGGGCTGTGATGTGAACGAGCTGTTCTATGGGACATCTTTCATGGACACTGATAACACAACCACAACCGGGACCAAGTCCAACCAGTTTGGTACCTTGATCACGAAGAACGACCCGAACGTGGTTGGCACTGTGACTTTGCCCAGCCCGACGGCGGCAACCGGTGGATACACCGTTTGTTACCTGACAGTCTGGCGAGTGTCGCTCTAGTGTCTTCGACTGGATCGAAACCCATGCACACCATCCC